TTGTTAACAGACTGGGTGGCTCTAGTTTTGTAATGGATGACGGCGATGATAAGTTTATTCGCAAAACCCCAGCAAGCGAAGGCCCTCCTGAATATTCAAATGTTGAAAAAGGTGAAACTGCCGGCGACCGTACTATTCCTCAAAACGAAGTATTTAGGTTGCGTACCAGAACTGGTCATCAGATTCTTATGCATAATTCTGAGGATTTAATCTACATAGGTAATGCTCGTGGCACGTCGTGGATTGAGCTGTCTAGCAATGGTAAGATAGATATTTACGCTAATGATAGCATAAGTGTGCATTCAGATCAAGACATAAATTTCACTGCTGACAGAGATATGAATATTGAAGCAGGTCGCAATATAAACATGCGTGCTAGAGGACGTGATAAAAAAGGCGAAGATCTACCAGATGGCGGCAATATTCAAATGGAAAGCAAGAAAGATACACACATTCTTGTTGAAGAAAATATGAAAGTAGATGTAAAAATGCAGCAGGACACTACAGTTGGCGCAGATCGTTTCCTTACTGTAGTAGGTGATATGCATACAAAAGTTGATACATCTATCTTCGAATTAGCAGCTACTGACATTAATAAGAAAGCAGGCGCAAACATTAATATTGAATCAGGCGCAAATACTAATTCTCTTTCCGGAGCAGCAACAAACCTAGAAGCAGGAGCAGTGTTTAATGCTCTAGCTGGAGCCGCAATGAATCTTAATAGTTCAGCTGGGACAAATATTCTAAGTGACGGAATAGTTGCTATAGACGGGTCTCTAACACACCTTAACAGTGGGCTCGCAGGGCCAGCAGCGCCAGCATCACCTGCAATAGACGCACAGCCTGCAACGGTGTTTGAGCCGCTCTTAGTGCACACTAACAGCCAGATACTTCCTGAAGATATGTCTAAAGTAACAGTAGAATCGATAGTAAAACGGATGCCGAGTCACGAACCGTGGGCACAGCACGAGAACCTAATGCCCAAGGACTTTCTGCCAGAAAAAACTGATATAACTGTTGCGGCACCTATTGAAGATGCAGAGTATATCAAGTCTACAGACACGTTTAGAAAGAACCGAACCACGGCAGGAACCGGAGTAGGAATTGCTGCTCAGTCAAGCCAACAAGACGAGAAAAGCATACCGAGTAGAGGCTAAATACTACCATGAGCTCATTAGAGAAGAATCTTTACAAAAGAGTACAATCCAAGCGAGAGGGTGGAGCAGCAGCAACACGTTCTGTTCCTAATACCGTCTACCGCGGCCTTAGCACAGTCAATCCGGAAAACGACGGGTTCCGTCTGTATGACGTTGCTATAATCAAACAAGATTTGATTAATCATTTTAATATTCGCCAAGGTGAAAAGTTAGAGAATCCTGAATTCGGAACTATCATTTGGGAAGTTCTTTATGAGCCCCTTACAGAAGCACTTAAACAGGTTATTATCGAAGACGTTGAAACTATTATTAACAGTGATCCAAGAGTTGCGGTAGACAGAGTTATTGTCGACGATTATTTTAACGGCCTACAAATCGAGTGTGTTCTTACCTTCCTAGATTACAACATCTCTGAGCAGCTTCGCTTCCAATTCGACGAAGCTAATGGATTAATTGCGTAATAATATACGCGGTTTTCTCTTTCAAATAAATACTACGATAACAGAGGAAAGCACATGTCAGCCACAGATAGACAGAATCGATTACTGGTAGCAGAGGACTGGAAAAGAGTATACCAGACCTTCCGTAATGCAGATTTTCAGAGTTACGATTTTGACAATCTAAGACGCACAATGATTTCTTACTTGCGTGAGAACTATCCAGAAGACTTCAACGATTATATTGAATCGTCGGAGTACCTTGCGCTAATTGATCTAATTGCATTCCTAGGACAAAACCTATCGTTTCGTATAGATCTAAACGCTAGAGAAAACTTTTTAGAACTTGCTGAACGTCGTGAAAGTGTACTGCGTCTTGCAAGACTTATTAGCTACAATCCAAGCAGAAACCAAGCAGCTAACGGCTTCTTAAAGTTTACTGCCGTGCGTACATCAGAAGATCTTATTGATAGCAACGGCATTAACCTCAAAGGGCAATCGATCCAATGGAACGACAGCACCAACGCCAACTGGTTTGAACAATTTATTAAGGTAATCAACACTGCACTTCCTCTCAATGGTGTATTTGGCCAGCCTGACAAAAAAGAAGACGTTGCAGGTATTCCTACCGAACAGTATCGAGTTAATGGGTTGAACACAACTGTTCCAATTTATAGCTTCCAGAAAGCGGTTGAAGGGAAAAGCACTCCGTTTCAGATTGTGCCTACCGATATTGTTGACGGTAATTTAGTTGAAGAACCGCCGCTTGCTGGCAATAACTTTTCATTCATTTATAAAAATGACGGCCGCGGTCCAAGCAGCACAAACTCTGGATTCTTTGCTCATTTCCGCCAGGGCATACTTGACAATGGTCAGTTTACGGTTACACAGCCAGTGGCAAATCAAACTGTTGCTGTTGACACAACTAACATCAACGACACTGACGTCTGGCTTTATAAGCTAGATGCAAACGGCAACGAACAAGAGCTATGGACTAAAGTAGCCAGTGTTGAAGGCAATAACATTATCTACAATAGCATCAACAACAATATTAGAAATGTGTACAGCGTACTAACTCGTGTTGATGATAGAATTAACTTGATCTTCTCTGATGGGGTATTCGGTGAATTGCCAAAAGGTAACTTTAGATCCTACTACCGCGTTAGTGAAAACAGAAGTATGATTATTACTCCTGCGGCACTATCAGGTATTAACTTTAGTATACCGTACCTAAGTAAGCAAGGTAAACAAGAAGAAATTACATTTACTGTTAGTCTACAGACCACGGTATCAAACTCAACAGTAAGCGAGACTAACGCTAGTATTAAAGCTAATGCTCCTGCTACTTATTACACTCAAAACAGAATGATTACTGGTGAAGATTACAACGTAGCTCCTTTAGCAGTAAGTCAAGAGATTGTAAAAGTTAAGAGTGTTAACCGTACATCAAGTGGTATTTCGCGTTACTTTGACTTAATAGATGCAACCGGAAAATACAGTAGCACTAACTTATACGGCAATGACGGCATTGTTTATAAAGAATTTATTGATAGAACTACATCGTTTTCCTTCCAAACTCAAACCGACATTGAAGGTGTTGTAATTAACGAAATCGAACCTATTTTTAAAGACAAAAGAGTGAATCACTTTTACTTCGATAGATTTCCTGAGATTAATGCAGTTGACTTAAATGTTTACTGGGTATCGGCGACTAAAGACACTAATACATTTACAGGATTTTTAAGTAACAACGAAACAACGCCTGAGGATGGATATCAACGGGTAGGAAGTTTTACTTCGACTAGTCTTCGTTATGTAAAAGCCGAGAGCTTACTAAAGTTTGTAGCACCAGCCGGACAATACTTTGATAAAAACAATGCGTTGAAGATAGGTTCGCCTAGTGATGTAGGGCACAAAACCGTACTTTGGACCAAAGTTTTTAACATTGCAGGCAATGGTGTTGACCAGCTAATTACAACTACATCTGGTGCTATAGCACTTAGTGACGATATCCCACAAGGTGCAATTCTAACAGAAATACGTCCTAAGCTAGCAGGATCGTTGCTTGACGATGTTAAACGCCAACTTATTGATCAGACGTTTGCCTACAATAACTTCGGATTAAGATTTGACGTAGAAGATCAGCGGTGGAAGTTAATTAAGGCATCTAACCTAAACGCCAGCGGTGATTTCAACACTGGTTTTGCTGGAGACACAAGTGGCCAAGGCCTTGATGCTAGCTGGCTAATCAAGTTTGAAACATCTGGTGAAAGGTATAAAGTTTTTTATCGTGGGCTAAGGTATGTTTTTGAAAGCGACGAAGAGATCAGATTCTTCTATGATTCGACTGATAAGATTTTTGATAGCCGAACCGGCAAAATTATTAAAGACAAAATCACAGTATTAAACATTAACAAGCAACCTGACAATCCGTCTCCGTTTACAAATGATTTTACTTGGGAGATTTTGTCTGAGTATAGAGACAAAGAAGGTTATGTAGACAGTACCCGTGTTGAACTTACGTTCTTTGACAGCGACGAAGACGGCGTAGTTGATGACCCTGACTTGTTTGAAGACATAGTAGCACCTGATTATGTTGATCCGGAAACAGGGCTTACAACAGTCGTAGATAAAAAGACTGTTATACAGGAAAAGTATATCACGTCAGCAGGAACTGAAGACTTCCGTTATGTTAACGCTGAAGCGACCGGTATTAGTTTATATAGATCAGAGAGTGCGCCGGCTGTGCCTTTGGCTAGTGAAAGAGCCAGCGGCGCCATTTATTATTTCCTTGACGTAGATTTGTTTAAGATCTGGGATACTAATACAATGACGTTTTCTATAACAAATGATTACAAGGCGTTTACTGGCAGAGATATGCTAAAATTCCAGTATGTACACACTGCGGATTCGAACAATAGAATTGATCCAAGTGCTAGTAATATTATGGATACATACTTACTAACAAGAGGTTACGACAGACAATATAGACTTTTCCTAGACGGGCAGTTGACAAATCGTCCCCTACCGCCTAGTTCAGATCAACTGTTTAGATCGTTTGGATCTAAACTGAATCAGATTAAGTCAATAAGCGATGAAGTGATTTATCATCCGGTTAAGTACAAAGTACTATTTGGCCCAAAGGCGAACGAAGATTTGCAAGCAACATTTAAAGCAGTTAAGAACCCAGATCAAGTGTTAAACGATAACGATATCAAAACACGTATTATTGGTCTTGTAAATCAATATTTTGCAATTGAAAACTGGGACTTCGGCGACACATTTTTCTTCCAAGAACTAGCTACATTTGTAATGAACAGAATGGCGCCAGACTTGGTTACATTTATTATTGTACCAAATCAGGTAGAGCAAGGATTTGGCAGCTTATTTGAAATACGCTCAGCACCAGACGAAATTTTTATTAGTGGCGCAACGGTAAACGACGTTCTTCTAATAGACGAAATAACAGCTTCGCGCTTAAATGCAAACGGCAAGGTTGTTACAACATCAGATATATCAACAAACAAAGGATTACAAAGTACTCCGTCAGTTGGTACACTCAACAGCACAGGGGGTTTTAGTTACTAATGGCTAACACTGACCAGAACGATTTTCCACTACCAGCAGGTGGTGAGCAGGACAGGAAGAGCGCAAACCTTCTACCTAAGTATTTTAGAACTCAAGCCAACGAAAAGATTTTAGGTAGTACTTTAGATCAAATGGTCCAGCCGGGTATTGCTGAAAAAATCTCGGGATTCTACGGCCGTCAAACTGCGAAAGCATACCAGTCAGACGACACGTATATCGAGGATATCAGCGAGCAAAGGCAAAACCGCCAACTAGAGCCGGCTTCTGTAGTTAAAGATGATTTAGGCAACGTTGAGTTCTTTAGTGATTATCCTGACTTTATTAATCAAATCAGTGCGTTTAGCGGTGATGTTTCTAATCACAGTAAACTAAACACCCAAGAATTTTATGCTTGGAATCCTAACGTAGATTGGGACAAATTAGCAAACTTTCGCGAGTATTTCTGGCTACCTAATGGCCCACAAACTGTTAGCGTCTTCGGTCAAGACCAAGAGGTTACCAGTACTTACAAAGTAACAATCCAAGACCAGGGCGATAATACTACGTACAAGTTCTCAAATAGACTTGCAGCCAACCCAGTTCTTACTTTGTATAGAGGACAGACGTATAGGTTTGAGATAGATACTCCAGGGTTCCCTATTGCTTTTACGGTTGACAGAAACTATACAACTCCGGATCCGGATGAAGAGAGCGAAAACGTATCAAGCGAATATATCAAAGGACAAAAGTTTTTTGACGCAGACGGTAACGAAGTTGATCCGCAGTATATTGAAAACGGTGTAATTGAATTTACAGTACCGTTGCAAGCGCCTGATCACTTATTTTACCTTAGTGAAAGCGATATCAATACAGGCGGCTTCATTAAGATTTTTGATATTGAAGAGAACACTGCAATTGATGTTGGACAGGAAATTTTAGGGAAGTCGACATATACAAGTGCTAACGGTGTAACGTTAACAAATGGTCTTAAAGTAACATTCTTAGGTAATGTTACTCCGGAGATATACGGCACCGGTGATTGGTACGTAGAAGGCGTAGGTACTGAAATAAGACTAGTGAGCGAAGCTGCACTTTTGGTTCCAGCAGGATACGCTGACGATGTTCTTGTTCCTTGGGGTTCAGGAAGATGGGATAGATTGCCATTTGATAATGCTAGTAGCTTTGCTGGTACTAAAGATTATATTGTTGTCAACCGAGTCAGCGCTGACAGAAACCCGTGGTCACGTTATAACCGTTGGTTCCATTCTAGCACAATTGCAGCCGCAGCAGGTTATAATAACGTTGCTGAGGAGTTAGATCAGTCAGCCCGTGCAACTCGTCCTATTATTGAATTCGACCCAGGTCTAAGACTGCATAATTACGGCACCGAAGCAAAGAATGACGTTGACCTTGTAGACGACTTTACATTAGATGTATTTTCAAATGTCGAAGGCCAACTTGGTTACAACGTCGATGGTGTTCCTTTGACACAAGGACAGCGAGTATTATTTGCTGCTGATCCTGACAAGCGTGTTAATGGTAAAATATACCGAGTTACTTTCTTAAGAGTTAACAATAGAAACCAGATTTCTTTGATCGAAGAACCAGATTGTGACCCTATAGAGGGCGAAGTTGTATTGGTTACTAACGGCAACGAAAACGCAGGTAAGTTTTACTGGTATAACGGAACAACTTGGAAACTAGCACAAGAAAAAACTGAAAATAACCAATCACCTCGTTTTGAACTATACGACAGTGCTGGTAATGCATTCAGCGACACTGTTGTTTATGAAGAATCATCATTTACAGGTAATACTGTATTTGAATATAAGCAAGGCACTGGCTCACTGGACCCTGAGTTAGGATTTCCACTAAGCTACAGAACAATCGAAAACGTAGGCGATCTACAATTTAACTTCTCTCTTGTAAACGAGAGCTTTGTTTATAGTATCGACCAGTCGTTGTACACTAAGAATACTGATATCGGATATCTAAGAAGGTATACTGATTTAAACACGTTTACTGTGCAGAACGGTTGGGCAAAAACTAATAAGTCAAGTACCCAAGCAGTTATTAGACAGTACATTGTTGAAGAACCAACAGACAGATTTGAAATAGATGTCTATGATCGCAGTAGTTCTATACAAGATTTAGAAGTTAAAGTTGTTCTTGACCAGGACTATCAATTACTAGATGTTGATTATACAATCGACCGCAGTGAGCAAACTGCCGCGATTGTGTTCAACAGCGTATTGCCTGTTGATTCAAATGTCATTTTAAAAGTAAAAAGTGATACATCGAAGAACGACAACGGTTATTATGAAATGGCATATAACCTAGAAAGGAATCCGCTTAACAATAACATCGGAGAATTCACTCTAGGCGAAGTAAACGATCATGTAAGAACAATTGTAGAAAACGTTAGAGGATTCAGCGGCAAGTTCCCTGGAACTAACAACTTGCGGGACTTAGGCCAGTTAGACGCGTTCGGTCGACGTTTTGTGCAGCACACCGGCCCGCTTAACCTTGCAAGTTACCACATTACAAACAAAGAAGCAAACATCATTAAGGCACTTCGTTTTAATCGATCAGAGTATGCAAAATTCAAAAGAGTGCTTCTTCAAACTGCTGAAGATTTAGGGTTCGACGGTACACCAAAGCAACAGCTTGATCTGACATTGAGTCGAATTAATGCAAGTAAAACTCCAGCAATGCCGTTCTACTTCACAGATATGCTGTGCGCAGCCGCATCACGTACTTTAGAGTATAAAGTGCCAGCGGGCGGCGAAAACTTCTATGCATTGTCTGAACCGTTTACATTAGACGAGTTAAGCGCCAAGTCTGTTCTTGTGTATCTAAATTCAGAGCAGTTGGTACACGGACGAGACTATACATTTAGCAACGAAGGGTTTGTTGATATAAGTGCAGACTTAGTACAGAATGATATCATTCAGGTTGTTGAGTGTGACACAACTGACGGTTCTTATATTCCTGCCACACCAACTAAGTTAGGTTTATATCCTGCATATATTCCTCAGAAGTTTGTTGATAACACGTATAGAGAACCACGTAACGTAATTCAGGGGCACGACGGAAGTATTGTACTTGCGTTTGATGACTACCGCGATGACATTATTCTTGAGTTTGAACTTCGTGTTTACAACAACATCAAACAATCTTACGATACTGATTTATTTGACCTAGATAAGTTTGTTTCGGGTGATTTCAGATACACAGGTTATACAAAAGAGTCAATTGATCGTTCAATGACAGCAGACTTTGTCGAGTGGACTACCGTTGCGGGCAACCCGGATTATACTTCCGGCTCTGGCTACGACAGAACTGACTCTTTTACTTATAACTACACTGGTACGATTTCACCTA